ACATCCTTGACACCTGTTGGCCAGTCTGGAATGCTTACGGCCCAACCTAGTTCCACTGCACGATCAACTAACCGCATGCCTGCTTCGTCTTGATCAGGCACCACTACAATTTCTTTGCCTAAGCTACGAATCAATCTAACTTGTGCATCATTGATCTCTGCGTGTAGTACCGCAAGTCCATTTATACTTAACGCATCAAACACGCCTTCTACTACGATTGCCGTCTGCCAGTCCGGCTGTTGTAAGTCTGTACCAAACACATAACCCGATTGTATATCTTGAATATACTTGGGCGTACGATCATCTAAGAATCTTGTGGTGTGCCCTACCACTTGGTTGTTGTGTGTAAACGGAATTACAATTCCAGGACGTGGCATTGTCTTATAAAGGAATGGATAATCTAGCGGTAGTTTTCTACTGCGTAGATATGCTTCGCCTGTGTCACTAAGTGGTTGTGTAGTTGTTGGTAGATCCCTATCTTCAAATTCGATACTTTGTAATTTTTGTATTACGTCTTGACGTTCGCCAAGTATGCCTTCTATGCTCTTGTGCTTCAGGCTTTCGAGATTAATACGTTCAATTTCTTCTTGCGGAACATGCATCCACTCCAACAACCGGCGAGCTTTGAATGTTAGATTGCGACCTAATACAAAACTAGCGGTATATCCACAATTAAAACAATGGTAACTCCATGAACCATCTGGACTGGGTTTGATACCACCACGTTGTCTTCGATCTTGGGTATCGCCGCGATGTATGCAACAGGGTGCGTTGAAACTGATCCAGCCACTTGCTGTCTGTTTTCGCTTGCCTGGAAGAAAACTAATTACATCTATCATCCTTTGATTATACAGGAATCCCAGTGAGAAATCAAGCGATTAGCTATCATTTGGTGGCCTTGCTCGTTTGGATGTCCATTAGATTTTTTATACTCTGGATATTGATTAATCCAATCAACCATTGACCATTCGGGCCATAACAATGTTGGAATGTTGTTGATTTGAACAGGTGGTTTAAACACATTAACTTGCCCAAGTGACAAACAACGGCGTGCCGCAATACCATCAAACAACATGACCGCTTGTTGATAACGTAATTTTCTAAGTTCTGGGCAATCAGTTAGGGTTGTTTGTAGTTTAATTAAGTTTTCAAACTGTGGGTAATCGTCTTCAGTCCAGGTACTGTGTGCATGTCGATTCCATTGCGGCTCGTTAGGTGCCAATCGACGAGCAGGGTTATAGTGACTAAATCTATAACTGTTGGTTAGTCCAATCAAAATTAAACATTGTTCTGGATTGGCTTCTTGTTCTAACCACCACAAGAAGGTCCATGTAGCACTTTGTAAACTGCCGCCCGACTGACCAAAGTTTTCAACTGGACATTGATAATGATTACCTATTCTACCCAAAAAACAATGTTGTTGTCTATAGGTGTTGTTGAGTTCGTTGCTGTGATGAGTTGCAGAGTCTAGGCTAGGATCAAGTAGCTCGTCGCCATACACAAACGAGTCACCAAATCCTACAATTTTTTTAAACTTCATTTATCTGTATAACAGATTTTCTACATAGCCGGTGCTGACCACCACCAAAGCACCTTGATTTTGTGGTGCTACTGGATAAGTGTACGGGGTTGCAACTTGCGAATTAGGTATACGCCAGTAGCCAGAACCGCCATTGGTCACAATGATATCTGTAACTGCACCTGTGGCTGGATCCCATACTGCTTCGGCTGTGGCACCTGCACCGTCGCCAATGATGTTGACCTTGGGCGGTGCCAGGTATCCTGCACCATTGTTGGTTATGAGTACATCAGTTACCACACCGTTGTTGCAAACAGCATAAGCAACTACTGGTTGTGGTACTGGATAGTTAGGCACAGCAAACAAACTGTTGTCAAAACACGCACGAATTATAGGAAACCACCCGATCACATTCCAATGTATGGTTCCGGTTTTATTAAGGTATGTAACCGAATCGGTGACATTATACCAGATGCTTTGATAGTTTTCTGCGGCCTGGAATTTAATAGTTCCTGTGTAGCCTATCAAATCCATTTGTACTGTGGTAACAGAGTTTTGTGGTTCAATAAAACTTGAATAGTATTCGGGATTTAGATAACTGCTCCAATAGTTGCCGCCGTTGGGATTGCCGGCCCAGTACGGGCTAGCTGGATAATTTTGATAACCACTGCCTTCGTAACTGACCTGGCTGGATAGTTTTGTGGTAGGAATTGTAAGCGGTACACTGGGCACATGTTGCGGCAATATGCTATCCACAATGTCCACAGGAGCACGAGCTCCGGCTTGGGCATTGGTAAACACCGCTTCTACCAGGTTACCGCTGCTGCGTTGAATGCTGTAGTTGGCTGGCTGTGCCAAGACTTCCAATAGTTGTGAACCGGTTAGGGTAACTTTGGCACGTCCAGTTGGACCATTTAAGATGACCATGGGTTCTTCAAGCAAAACACGGTCACTTTCGGTATTGATCACACGGAATAAGAAACTGCTGCCTGTGATGTTCACAGGCTTTTCTTGCTGGTTGATGAACTCAAACAAGAGTACATTGTCAACGCCTTTGTTAATTGTTAGTCGTTTTGCGTACACAGGATCATACCTATAAGTAAAAGTTTCACCACCACCAGTATCTATTAATAATACTCGTGTGAGCTGTTGGTATAGATAGAGCTGGGTAGAATACATACACTCTATTTAGCCGGTTTAGCCAAGGGTCTCAAACCAAAACATAAATATCCCATAATATGAATAATGATTTATTTGAAAAACTGGCAGAAAAATACCCGTTTATAACGCTTTGCATCTACGCCAGTTCTGAATACGTAGGCATTATACAAAATCAAGATGATGCCATCACAACCATCTACGATTTTGGCAGCATTCAAGACCTTGAAATCAAGAAAAGATTCCTAGAATTGGCCAATGTTTGGTGGTGGGAAAGCAATCGCAGTATACCCATCAACATATTCTTAAAGTCCGACTGGGAACCATTTAAGATTTATTTGCGTACCTTTGTCAATAAAGATTTGCAAATTTTACATGGACCCGTGTGCAGTCTGGCAGAAATGAGTCGGAAAAAATCTAAACGTAAGTCAATTACTCTAGTTCGACGGGTTGATTAAGCAAGTTCATATGTAGTGCAACCAAGGCCGCATAGCCAATAGCGTGTGCGTGTTTAAATACAAATCCTTTACTATCATCACCATCCCAAACTGATTCAAATACTTCAGACCATGGCCTATTCTGTAAGTGTGCTTTGCCTGGGCGAATAATACTGATAAATGCAGCCATTCTAGGAATCGTATCAGGACGCATTGAGGCCAGTAACTCTGTGTAGTTGCCCACGTGAACCAATTGTTTTGCCCATTCTGCATTGGTCCATAATTGTTGCCACGGTGGTTCTTGTGCTAACATTGTTTCGTAGTGTTCTGGTGTTTTAATCAGTTGATACACACTCATATTAAGCAAGTCTATCTTAAAATAGCCCAATTGTTCTGCTTGTTCATAGTCAATGGCAGAACAATTATTAACTGGATCATACGGAATATCCGTAACGTACACACCCGAGTTGTGTCTACGTACTTGACCTTGATGCAACTGTCGGGCTGGTGTACACTTGATCAGTTTCATTAACTGTTCGCGGTCTGCTAAGTCTAAGTCAATGTCTGCACTCATTACCAACCTGCCTTTGTTAATATATCTCTAGCATACTCTTGATCTGCTGGATAATCTTTAAACTTACGCATCCAAAAGTCTGCGTCAATGTAGGGCCATACCATAGCTATCTGTGTAGCATCCAGCTCGGCTAAAAACTTTTGTCCCGACTCACTATTATAAATGATCCAAGGACTAATACGACCAGCGGTCACAGCATAGACCATAGCATTGGTGTTGCCGTAGCGTAGGCAATCTTCTGCAGGATGTCCTGATTTTTCTGCCCAATCAATACCAAACTCCATAGCACGGGCCAAGGCATCGTTGATGTTTTCTACTCTAAGATAATCCATCAAGTATTCAGTGTAAACACTATCTTTACACCAGTGATCAATTTTTTTGTTTTGCTTTAGTACCCACTCAGTGAACCTTGCTGGATTGATTGCTTTTACATCTACACAATAACGTCCAAACTTTACAAAAGCACGATAATACGGACTTTCACAAAAGTCATCGTGAGTTTTTAGACGGGCACTGCCTTGTGTGAGTTCATAAAATTTGATATAAGCATGAAACCCAAGTCTGACACCGGGTTCGTCTTTTTCTTGTCTGCGTCGACGAGGTTCGCATGAATGCACTGCAAGGCTAGACTCTTTGATAAAGTCTTTCTTACAATACTGACAGGTATATTTCATTTTTTAACACAATTTTCAATAATATAATCATACAAAAAATCATTAAGAACTTTTCCGCCGTTGTAATCCCAATGTATGAACTCTGGAGCAAAATCAATTTTTTGATTTTTAAAATTCTCCAACTCGTTTGACGGACACGGTACGCCTTGGCTGTGAATATAAACATTAGATAAGAAATTTTTAATATTAATTATTTTGTTATTTTTCTCAATTAGTTGAAATTTTTTATCTTCAAATTTTTGATATCGACGATCGCAAGTATTAAACATACAATAGTTAATTTTTAAAGAATCCAACCAGGAACTAAAAGTAATAATATCCATGAGCCATTTATCCATATAAGAGTCATCAAAATCATACTTGAATCTATCAACAATATATTGATTAAGCAATTTGAACTCAACTTCGGATTTGTTAATTTGTTTACGATGTTGATTGGTAACGCCGTTAGCAGCATATGATACCCAATTTTTATCGTATGTATTAAACTGAGATTGAGGGGCCCAAGGGGCTTCTTGCCGATCCCAAAAAGTTAACATTATAATTACAAACGATACATCAGAATTTTGCAATAGATATTCCGCGGTGGTTCTTAGGGTGCGAGCATTGCTACCCCCAGGCAGTCCAAGGTTCACAGTGGTATTGCAGTTTAGTCGGTGCCCTAACTCTTCGGCGTTTTTCCAGGTATGAGCAAAACTGCACCCATTGACTAATAATTTTGTCATTTCTTAACTTCTTGCCCTAGTTGTTTGACGTATTCGTCTAGGTTTTTTTTGGTATTGATCTGTGCCATTAATGCAATCTCATCATCTTTCATATTAGGATACAATTCAGCCAACTGTTTGCGAATTCCACTGGCACCAGCTTCTTTTTTCTTGGGAGCAATCCATTGATGGCGTTTTGTGCCCCACCCTGGACTTACTGTAGTAGCACATAACCATTGCAGTCTGGGATGGCGATTGATTGCAAAAAAATGTTTGTTGAGATTTTCATTGCAACTCAGCAGATATACTGCCTGTTCCATAGTGTTGCCCTGCACACTTGATCCATAACGAATCATAAGAAAGTTACTGAACTTTTTCCGTTCGTCATCGGT